AGGTAAATGCATGGCTGAATTATTTGGCTTTGAAATAAATAGAAAGAGTTCTAAAGGAAAAGAACTACCTTCATTCGTTCCTAAGACGGACGAGGATGGCTCGGGTGTAATTCAAGCGGGCGGTCACTTTGGCGCGTACATCGATATGGATGGCGACAAGTTCAAAAATGAAGTTGACTTGATACTAAAATATAGAGATATAGCATCACAACCAGAATGCGATGCCGCTGTTGAGGATATAATAAATGAATCAATAGTAGGTAATAATGATGAGTCACCTGTTAATTTAGTATTAGACGAATTAGAAATATCAGACAAAATGAAAGACGCTGTCAAATTTGAATTTGATACAGTCCTTAAATTATTAAACTTTAACGCGTATGCTCATGATATATATCGTAAATGGTATATTGATGGAAGGCTGCCGTATCATATTATAATAGATAAAAGCTCACCTAAAAAAGGTATTCAAGAACTGCGATATATCGACCCTACCAAATTAAGAAAGGTGAAAGAGGTTGAAGAAAAGCAGGACCCTAAAACAGGCGCTAAGATTATAGAAAAAAGCGATGAGTTCTTTTTATTCCAAGACAAATTAATGTCTGGAGCAGAACAAGGATTAAAAATATATCCTGATGCAATTGCATACTGTACATCTGGTCAAATGGACCCAGGTAGAAAAAGAATATTATCTTATTTACATAAAGCTTTAAAACCAGTGAATCAACTTAGAATGATGGAAGATTCACTAGTCATATACAGAATATCACGTGCCCCAGAACGTAGGATATTTTATATTGATGTTGGTAATTTACCTAAAGGTAAAGCCGAAGAATACCTAAGAGGTATCATGAATCAATATAGAAACAAGTTGGTATATGACGCATCGACTGGTGATATCAAAGACGATAAGAAACATATGAGTATGTTAGAAGACTTTTTCCTACCAAGAAGAGAAGGTGGAAGAGGTACTGAAATCACCACGCTACCAGGCGGCGAAAACTTAGGACAAATAGATGATATTATATACTTCCAAAAGAAACTATATAAGTCACTTAATGTTCCAGTTAATAGATTAGAACAAGAAGCTCAGTTTACACTAGGTAGAAGTAGTGAAATAACAAGAGATGAAGTAAAGTTTAAGAAGTTCATAGACAGATTAAGAAAAAGATTTTCTGATTTGTTTATGCAATTATTAAAAACTCAATTATTACTCAAAGGTATTATTACTGAGAGTGATTGGAAAGATTGGAAAGAAAGTATTGCCTTTGATTATATTGAAGATAACTATTTTTCTGAACTTAAACAATCAGAAATGTTGAGAGAAAGATTTGATATGCTAGGAAACTTAGATGAATATGTAGGTAAATACATTTCAAATGAATGGATACGTAAAAACGTATTACGTCAGACTGACGATGAGATTGAAGAAATCAAAAAACAAATCGATCAAGAGACAAAAGATGGAGATAATGATACTCCAGATGCAGACGACCCTCGTTGGGACGGATAATTTTATAAATATATAAACAAGGATAAACAAATGAATGTAAATGAATTGATAAAGAATCTACAAGATGGAGATAACGTTTCGGCAAATAGACAGTTTAATACTGTGATGGCTGATAAAATGACAGCTGCTCTTGATGCAAAGAAAATAGAAATTGCGTCAGGAATAGTTCAGCGTAAAACTTCAGAGGAAGAAGTTCCTGTAGTAGCTGAAGAACAAACAACTGAAGAGGAATAATATCCTCTATACTAGGTATTTAAATGAAATTAATAACAGAGTACGTAGAACAAAATATAGAAACGATTTGTGAACAAAAGAAAGATGGTAGTAAAGACTATTTCATCGAAGGTGTGTTCATGCAATCGAATAAAAAGAACAGAAACGGTCGTATTTACGAGAAAAAGTGTTTAGAAAATGCTGTAGAAAAATACGTCGTTGAACAAGTTAAACAAGGAAGAGCTGTTGGAGAGTTAAATCATCCAGAAGGACCAACAGTAAACCTTGACAAAGTTTCACACAAAATCACTGATTTGCATTGGCAAGGAAATGATGTTGTAGGAAAGGCATCAATATTAAAGACACCTATGGGAAAAATAGTCGAAGGACTACTCGAAGGTGGAGTTAAGCTTGGTGTTTCAAGTCGTGGTATGGGAAGTCTTGTACAGAAGAATGGCGCTAGTTACGTGGGGGACGACTTTATGTTGGCCACAGTAGATATCGTTCAAGACCCAAGCGCTCCAAGTGCATTTGTAAATGGAGTGATGGAAGGTGTTGAATGGGTATGGGATAACGGCCTTATTCGTCAACAAGATATTGAAGCAATTGAGACTGAAATTAAACGCGCTCCTCGCAAGGATTTGCAAGAAGCTGAAATAAGAGCGTTTAAAAATTTCCTCTCTAAATTAAATCTAAAATAGGAGAAAACTATTATGTCAGACGACAGAAATCAGTCAGACTTAGTTACATCTGTTGAAGAAGAGCAAGTTGATGCTCTCGTTGAAAATGAAATTTTAGACGAGGAATCTCTTGAAGAAACTTATGGCAAAGGCAAGAAAAAAGTCAATGCTATGAAACACAGCTCTAAAGAAGAACCAGTAGAAGAAGAGGAAGACGAAGACGAAGAGGAAGTCAAAGAAGACGCACCTGCAGTCGAAATTCCGAAAACTAAAGCTGGAGTTATTCAAGCAACAGTTGATATGCTAAAGAAGGCTAAATCAGAAGACGCAAAAAAACTTTATTCAAAGTTAGTGACTATTGATAGTGAACCTGAATCAATTAAATCAGAAAAGGATGCAGAAAAAGCTGTATCAGGCAAAATGCCAGAACCTAAAGCAAAAGCTAAGGTTGAGGCTATTGACTTTTCAGATGACATTGATGCAATCATTAAAGAAGAAGCAACTTTATCTGAAGGATTCCGCGGAAAAGCATCTGCAATATTCGAAGCAGTACTTACTAGTAAGTTAAGCGAAGAAGTTGACAGACTTGAAGCAGAATATGCGCAAAATTTAGAAGAAGAAGTTAGCGAAGTTCATTCTTCACTAGTAGAAAAGGTAGATTCATACCTTAACTATGTAGTTGAAGGTTGGATGGAAGATAACCAACTCCAAGTACAAGAAGGTCTTAGGACTGAAATTGCTGAAGAGTTTATGACTTCACTACAATCAGTGTTCAAAGAACACTACATCGAAGTACCAGAAGGTAAAGAAGACCTCGTTGATGACCTTAGCGAACAAGTTTCTGAATTAGAAAGTACTTTAAACAAAACCACAGATGATAATATCGAATTACATGCTAAAGTTCAAGACTTTGAAAAACAAGCTGTAGTAAGAGAACAATCATTAGGGCTTGCTGATACTGAAGCTGAGAAATTAGCATCATTAGTAGAAGATATCGATTTTGATAGCAAAGAAACTTTCGAAATGAAAGTTAAAACTGTTAAAGAATCATACTTTAAAAATGAAACTAACGAAACAGTTGATGAGGTTGACAGTTTATTAGGAGATGGAGCAGTCGAATCAGACGTTTCAGATGCTATGAGCAGATACTCAGCAGCTATAACAAACTTTAATAATTAAGGAAAACAAAAATGTTTAATGCAGATAAAAACTTAATGGAAAAATGGAGTTCAGTACTCGACCACGAGTCAGTCTCCCCTATCCAGGATAACTACAAGAAAGCTGTCACAGCTAGATTGTTAGAAAACCAAGAAGTTGCCTTACAAGAAGAAAGAGTTCAAGCACAAGGAAATTATATTTCTGAAGCAGCAGCTGCCAATAATATTGGTGGCGGTAATATTGGTTCATTTGACCCAGTATTAATCTCTCTCGTACGTAGAGCAATGCCAAACCTTATTGCTTATGATATCGCTGGCGTTCAGCCAATGAGTGGACCAACAGGTCTTATCTTTGCAATGAAATCAAAATACTCAACTCAGGGTGGAACAGAGGCTTTATTTGATGAAGCTGATACTGACTTCTCTGGAACAGGTACTCATCAAGCTGAACCAACAGGTTTAGGTGGTGCAACAGACGCAGATACAGACGGAAGTATTGCTGATACAGCAGCAGCTGATATCACTAACACATTCGGTTCTGGTCTTGCTACATCAGCGGCAGAAAGATTAGGAGTTGGCGAGTCCGGCGACGGTTCTTTCGGTGAGATGGCTTTTTCAATTGAGAAATCAACTGTCACAGCTAAATCAAGAGCTTTAAAAGCTGAATACACAATGGAATTAGCACAAGACCTTAAAGCAGTTCATGGATTGGACGCTGAAGGCGAACTTGCTAATATCCTATCAGCTGAAATATTGGCTGAAATCAACAGAGAAGTTGTTAGAACAATTTTAACAAAAGCTAAAATTGGTGCTTTACAAACTTCTACTGCTGTAAGTGGTATTTTTGATGTTAACACAGACTCAGACGGAAGATGGATGGTAGAGAGATTTAAAGGTCTCATCATGCAGATTGAAAGAGAATGTAATGTTATCGCTAAAGAAACAAGACGTGGAAAAGGTAATTTCATTATCTGTTCTTCAGACGTTGCTTCAGCTTTAGCAGCTGCTGGAATGTTGGATTATACTCCAGCTTTATCAGCTAACTTGAATGTTGATGACACAGGTAATACTTTTGCTGGTGTTCTTAACGGAAGAGTTAAAGTCTATATCGACCCTTATGCAACTATTGACTTTGTATGTGTAGGTTATAGAGGAACAAACCCGTATGATGCAGGTATGTTCTACTGTCCTTACGTACCATTAACAATGGTTAAAGCAGTTGGTGAGAATGACTTCCAACCAAGAATGGGATTCAAAACAAGATACGGTATGGTTGCAAATCCATTCGTAGCTGCTGACGGCACCGGTACAGACCGTGCTAACCAGTACTTCAGAATCTTCAGAGTTGACGACATTATGGTGTAAACCGTAGTTAGTTAAATCTAATTCGACTAAAGGGTTTCTTCGGAGACCCTTTTTTTATGTGTATAAATATTTTAGTATTAATTAAACAATGGAGAAATACAATGAATAAAATAATGTTAATAGGACTATCTATATTATCCCTTTCACAAGTTGCAAGCGCTAATATAAGTGGTACTATTGGAGTGGAGTCTGAATACTTTTTTAGAGGAGAAAGCCAAGGCGAAGGAACCGCTATGCAAATGTCATTACATGGCGAAAAGTCTGGTTGGTTTGGTGGAGTGTGGGCAAGTGAAATTGACCATGAAGTTTCTAGTTGGGAACATAACTTTTATGGAGGTTATTCTTTTGATTTATCAGAAGATACAAGCTTTTATGGAGGTGTAATTGACTATGATTACGATAGCCATTGGTTAAAAGTTGGACCAGATGCTGAAAATAATAAAAATGATTTAAAGGAATACTTTATTGGTAGTTCATACAAAAGTGTTTCATTGGAACATTATGTTGACTCAGATAATAGTGACCTTACATATACTCAATTTGGATATGATTTACCACTAGGTTTAGCTATGATAGACCTTATGTTAACTTGGGGTAGACACAATACCGGAGAAGACGTATTAGGATTAAAAGGTACAAAAGCTTTTGGCGATTGGGATATATCAATTATGGCAATGAAGAGAGATGAAATGAAATCTCATTCTTCTTTAGGTATACACTACAACTTTTAATAACTTTAAGAATTATTTAAGGGTTTCTTCTGAGACCCTTTTTTTATGTGTATATATAATAGGTACACTAAAGTACAGACACATACACACAGGAGAAAGATATGTCAAACGGAAAATCAGGCTTTGAAATAAGAGCCGACTTACTACACCAAGCTCAAGGTTTATTAGAGCAAAACATCCAGAGAAAAGTCGATGCAATTTATATGCATAACGATAATCATCCAGATGATAAGAAACCTTTACCAGCCGCTTCAATTAGCGCAGGCGATGTGATAGCAATTGCTGGTGAATTAAACGAATTTGTTAATAGTAAGTAATAAACTCGTATAAATAGATATATGGCAACTTTAACTACAAACAAGAATTTTTTGAGTCCAGTAGGATTTCAATTTAAAATTTCCAGCAACCTTTATCCTAATCTAGAATATTTTGCTGTTGCAGCTACGTTGCCAGGTCTTAATATGACACAGGCAGAACAGAGTTATCGTGGCGTTAACTTATCATTTACTGGAGACAGACTTACATTTGATGATTTATCACTACGTATTAATATAACTGAAAACCTTGATAACTATATTGAGACATTTGATTGGATGCATAAGTTAGTTCAGCAAAAAGATGCTGAAGACTTAAAAGTAGACGCAACTCTTCTTATACTTACATCACATAATAATGTAGTAAAAGAAGTAGAGTTTAAAGGAGTATTCCCAACAAGCATGGAACCTATACAATTTGACGCACAAGCAGAAAGCGTTGAGTTTGTACAAATGGAAGTCAGCTTTGGTTATACTTACTTTGAATTTAAATAAACAGTTTACAAAAGCATAAAAGTATGGTATAATAGTATAGTATGAATAATTTGCAACAAATATTAGAAATGTGGAAAACAGACTCGGTAATAGATGAAATGAATCTAGACGAAACATCGAGAGATTCCGCTAAACTCCACGGTAAATACCTAGAACTTCTTTCAGTAAATCGTATGAAGCTCAAAAAAGCTGAACTTGAATTTAAAGTTATACTTAAAGACAAGTGGCTACACCTTAATGGTAAAATGAGTAAAGTAGAGATTGATGAAAAAGGCTGGGACTATGACCCACTCAATGGAATAACTGTATTAAAAGGAGACATGGATTATTATTATAATGCTGACCCTGTAATACAAGAACATCAAGCAAAGATACATTACCTCGAAGAAGTTTGCAGTACTTTAAAAGAGATATTAGAAAACGTTAAATGGCGACATCAAAATATAAAGAATATGATTGAATGGAGAAAGTTTACTAGCGGAGCCTAATGGATACTGTAACGATTCAAAAGAAGAATGAAGTCTTCTTAAATGTACAATGTGACCCCTCAATAGAAATGGAACTATCAGAACATTTTCAGTTCTTTGTTCCAGGCTATAAATTTATGCCAGCTTACAGAAATAGAATGTGGGATGGCAAAATCAGATTATACGATTCCAGAAAGAAATTATTATACACAGGATTGCACAAATATTTGCGTGAGTTTTGTGACGTAAGGGATTATAACCTAGAAGTGATAGATTCGCCAGCCTATGGTGCACTGCAGTCCGCCCTCAGCCCTGACATAGATGGGCTATTATCACAAATGTCCCTTTCTGTGAACGGAGCTGATATAATACCCCGCCCATATCAGTTGGAGGGACTCTCGCACACGCTTTCTCAGGAAAAATCCTTATTACTATCACCTACTGCTTCTGGGAAGAGTTTAATCATATATTTAGCTATAAGATATTTCCTAGATGTTTTTGAAGGTAATGTTTTGCTTATAGTACCTACGACATCATTAGTAGAGCAAATGTATTCTGATTTCGGAGACTATTCTTCGAAGGATACTTGGTCTCATGCAGATAATTGCCATAGAATATATTCAGGTAGAGAGAAACATAACGTAAATCAGAGAGTTATTATATCAACTTGGCAATCAGTTTATAAATTACCACAATCTTGGTTTGCCAGTTTTGGGATGGTGATAGGAGATGAAGCACATAATTTTAAAGCTAAGTCATTGACAAGTATATTAGAAAAATGTACTGAAGCAAAATATCGTATTGGTACTACTGGAACATTAGATGGAACTCAAACTCATCAGCTCGTATTGGAAGGATTGTTTGGTCCAGTATATCAAGTGACTACTACAAAAGAATTAATGGATAATGACGATTTAAGTCAATTAGATATAAATATA